ACATAAATTTTGCCATTCACTTTGTTTTTGATTTGATACATGTAGTAAAACATTTTGTTCTCCTACATTTATTTATCAAATGTGCGGCGTATATGGGTAATAGGCTCTACGTGCGTCCATGAACACTTTGAGACCAAAATTTCTGGTGTGTATTTCTTACACGGCTTCCAACCTTCCGTGATGATACGGTCACAACCTTACCTGCAGGACGCGATTGCAACTATCTTACATTTGGTGTGCGTTACGGGATTCGAACCCGCACCTCAAGGTTTCTAGCCCTGCGTCGTGATGCCCTAACATTTTGACCAAACGCACATAATAAATCGAAACATGTTCCCTTACCCCTATGATGTTATCGTTGGACAACAGGTATCTCTCCTGCTTTTCTATGATGGATGAACATGTTTCAAACAAAATCGAAATCAGCGCACATGACAGCTCATTTGTGCTTGCACTGCACTCAAGGCAGTGAGCAGGCGCCACTCTGCTTTTCCTCTGATTTCAAAATGGTGGAGGTGATAGGAATCGAACCTATTGTGACATAAGTCGGAGGATTTACAGTCCCCTGCCATACCATTACGGCGGCACCTCCATGATTGGTGGATCTTGATAGAATCGAACTACTTGGCAACCACCCCACTTAACAAAGCCTACCGGGTTACAGCCGGCAATGGGGAACAAGATCCAAAATACAAATTCCAGGACGCCCGGGAGTTCTACGGGTCATTTAAGAGTACGCTTCGCAGCAACTCTCCTAAGAAACTGGTGCCCCCAGCGGGACTCGAACCCGCAAAATTCTGATTTTGAGTCAGACACGTATACCAATTCCATCACAGGGGCAAACATGGTACTCGGTATGGGAATCGAACCCATCTTACGGCCTTGAAAGGGCCGTGTCCTAACCGATAGACGAACCGAGCATGAATTCTTAGAGGATTACACGGCGTTAAACTGTCGGCCTATGCCCGCTTAACTTCTGTCCTCCGGCAGCTCTTGCCGCTGATGATACTTTTCTGACCCCTACTGGACCGACTTACTCTCGCATCGTCAGGTCAACTTGCACCGAATTACCAATGCCCGCATCCTGAAGCCCACGCAGTCTCGCATGGGTCGGTTTCCATCTACTCATCTTACTAAGTATCATCTTAGTATTTGGTGCCTAGGGAGAGACTCGAACTCTCAATCCACGGGGGCGCTGGCTTCTAAGACCAGAGTGTATACCATTCCACCACCTAGGCATGTTTGGTACGAGTGGAGGGACTTGAACCCTCAATCCCTTGCGGGCGACAGATTTTAAGTCTGTAGTGTATACCATTCCACCACACTCGCACTAGTTTTTAACTATATGCAAACACACTAAAAGGGATCTAGCCCGGCCCTGAATGGAAGTCTGACTAAAAGGGATCTAGTGCGTTTGCATATAGTTGCTAGCCACAAGAGCTAGAACTATATGATAACTGTAACTTGTTAAAGAGCATATTGGTTAGCGTTTAACTAACCAAGCATCTATTGTAGCAGCGAACAAAATATTCGTCAACTACTTTTGCAATGTTGTTTAGGCTGACGCTTGTTAAATGATAGTAGGACTCGAACGCCGCACACTGTTACCAGTAGGCCCATGAATAGGACCCATGTCTACCAATTTCATCATATCAACTCCAACCAGTGGGAAGCGGCAACCTCCAGTGGGCTGGGACAAGATCAGACTGCTGGCGAATTGCCGTCCATCAGCCTAAACAACACTGCAAATTTTTAAAGAACCTTGCTAAACTGTTGCGATGAACTGTTTAACTAACTAAGCTTCTATTGTAGCTGACAACCAAATTATCGTCAACTACAAAAAACAAAACCCTCCGAATTGGAGGGTCTTTGTTAAGGTAACACTAGAGTACTACTTTAACAAAGACCTCCCTGATCTTCACGCTCATAGGCATAGAGGTCACGGCTCAGTGACAGTATGCTTGATAAGGTGAACAGGATGTTTTGCATCATAGTGTTATTATATATGACAAGTGAATAAAAGTCAACAAAAAAGGCACCTTTTTGGTGCCTTTTGATCCAGCTGCTGAGATTAGAAGCTGTACTTGATACCAGCAGTGACACGGTTGCCATCAAACTGCTGAACACGATCTTGACCGTATTGACGAGCAACGTCGAGTCCAAGGCTGACTTGCTTGGTAACCGGAACGCTGGCGCCAACACCGACTAGAGCAGCATAACCGCTTTGACCGACTTGGTTGTCAAGATATGCAGCACCAGCACGGACACCAACACTAACAGGACCTAGCTTGGCAACATCAACGCCAGCAACAACACTGTAACGATCCTGATCGTTGGTGCCACGGGTGGCACGATCGAAACCAGCAGTCACGTTGACAGCACCAAATTGTTGGCCTACAGTTACACCAGCGGCATTGCGGTTGTCACCAGCATAGTCACGGGCGGTAGTAACACCGACTTCCAGTGCAGCGGCTGCGGTAGCAGCAAGAGCGATTGCAGTTGCGATTGCAAATTTTTTCATTTGATTTTCCTTTTAAAAGTAAGAATGACTTGCGTCATCCACTAGTATATAGTGGTTTACACTGATGGTCAAGAAAAAAGGCTCCAAAGAGCCTTTTTGCAAGTTCTGTTTCTTGGGCTTGCACCCTCAGCGGGCCTTAGGCGGCCAGTGCGTAAACGCTGTCGTTAGCATTTATAGGTTTTGCTTGATTTACGGTCATCGCCTACCGTGCTGTCCACTCTGTTACTCTTTGCCCTGTCGAAACCATGCTCCCCCAACGCAGAATACTTTTACAAATACTCTCCGGTGGAGGAGGGGGGATTCGAACCCCCGTCCAAGACCTGTTTCACTTCACTTCATACAGCAATAAGTTTTATTTATCATACATACTTAAACAAAGGAACACCATCAGACAAGTACCTTACAAATTCCAGCGCCGGAAATGTGTCAATAGTGCCTTTGTGGCTTTTAATCTCGATCCTAATATCTCCTACAGCGTCAGCAGGATGCTGAAGTCCATAGAAAAACATCTCTTTAGCACCTTGCTCTATTTGATTTTTAAAATGCTCGTTCATTTTACCATCTCTACATTCTTTAGATTACCGTCCTTGTCAAAAGTAAATCTACAATTGACAGGATCATCAAAATTTACACCAATTGGGTTCCTACCCGATTTGTAGTATTCTTCTGACCACCAGATGTGATCTTCGTAGATTGTATCGCCGTTTTCAAGGCGTTGAACACCTGGAAATTGATTGTTAATCGTTGTCATTCATTTTTCCTTTTTTAATCAGTAGTTCCAAAGTTTCGTTCTTTTCTCGTTCTCTTGCTAAACTTCTCTCCAACGATTGTTTGAGAATCAACAGATTTTCTACACGAGCTTCTAATAGTTCAATTCGATCTTCTGAGTCCAATCTTAACTCCATTTTAACACGAACCAGCACATACTTTGTTCATCTTGAAACTTTAGATAAGGCAGTCCAGTTTCTTTTTCATATTGTAATACAGCACCCGCGGCGTCGAGTTTTTCCCGACGATCCTTAATATGTTGTTCGTGTCCTTTTGTTCCAATTTCTCTAGAAACCAATGATTGTTCAAAACGATCCCACCAAGGTTGAGTGATTTCGTCTGGGTGATTTCTGATGTAGAGTCTTGTCATCAATTTTCTGCCTTTGAAATATTTTTATAAGAATAACACATGTCGAAACCTTTGTCAAGCATTTTTCTATGGTTTCGACTAAATAATAGTATGAAACACAAACATCACATCATTCCAAAGCATATGGGCGGGACAGACGATCCAAGCAACTTAATCGAACTAACTCCGGGCGAACATGCCGAAGCACACCGATTATTGTATGAACAACATGGGCATTGGCAGGACTATGTTGCCTGGCAGGGGCTTGCCCAACTTGATGCTAACTTTGATGCCGCTAAAGAAGCAATCATGGCGGGTGCCAGAAAAGGTGGACAAACAAACATTAAACAGCGTAAGGGCATGAAGTGGGAAGAAATCTTCGGAACTGAACAAGCCACTGAACTACGCCAAAAGTATAAGAGCAAGCGACAAGCAAGGGGTAAAACTTGGACTGGAAAAGTGTATGATGTTACGCATCCGGACGGAACTATTGAGCGAGTAGAAGGATTGCGTCAATGGTGTATGGATCGCGGATACAATGCTAACGCCTTTGCTAATGCGTCATTGCGAGGCAATAAGACACATGGTGGTTTCATGGTAAAACAGGCTTAGTCGAACCCGCGTCCAGAACACTTTTCTCTTTGCTTCTTACAGCAATAACTCTTATTTTACAATAAAACTATGGAGAACACAACCGCACAAATCACCATTCCCACAGCAAAGTGTATCATGTTGTCGTCATCAGGATCGTACATTTTTGTTCTCTAGTTTACTGTGGAACAATCTCTATATCAAGTTGCAAGGGTTGATTCCAATCAACCCAAGCCAGTTCGCCGGCTTCCCTGGCACCTTGAATGTCGTCCAATATTTCAGTGACATTGTAGCCCGGTCCAGATATGTTACGGGCTTCCCAGAGTTGATTTTGCAGGCGAATTTCGATGATCATAACAATATTTATTCATCTAACACGATCCAGCCCAGCTGGAACAAGTCTGCTCGGATCTCGTCGGTAACTACGCTTTCGCTGACAAAGTTGTTTTTCATGTAAAGGTATTGCTCTTGGGCTTCTTTGGTCATGCCCAGAAACTCTTCGTCGCCCATTTCGCCACGAATGCCAGAACAGTACCAATCAATGTAGTCGCCTTCTCCACGCATGTCAGCGATGATACCGCCAGCATACCGCCACGAACATGACCACTTTTGATCTTTCAGTTGAGGCCATACTTCGTTCTTTTGGAAATCACGATTACACATGGCAGCATAGAGATTTTGTGCGTAGGCTTCTGACGCACGGACTTTGGCAATCATCCACTCGGCGCTACGCATGTCGTATTCCATGTTGTTCTGCTGCCACTCGGGTTCTTGCTCTCGGTCCCTGCGCTGGCGGTTCACCGTGCGATAGAAATCGATCATTTCCTCGGCTTTTTCAGGAGTTTGTTCTCCCTCCTCGACTTGCTTGAGTTGATTTTCAATGTGAAAAGTGTCACGATCGGGACTAGAACTTAACATTGTTATTTCCTTTGCAAGTTGGCCCAGGCCAACCATTGGTTAAAAGCTTGGTAAACAGTTTCAGCTTCCTTGTCGTCCGCAGGCACTCGAACGCCGCGCACATAGAAACCATCCTTGGCCACACGCAACATTTCTTCAGAGCCGGTGTTGAAGACCACAGAGTTGGGCTTGGACTCGTAGAACTCATACTGAGTTTGTTCTTGGGCTTTGATCCACTGGTCGAGTATCATCCGATGGGTTTGTTTACCAGTTAACATGTATGCCATAAAAAATCCTGTACAGTTTTATTGTACAGGATTCTCAATATTGGCGCAACCAGTTCGGGTTAACCAGTCATTACCTTGGCTACGTTGTTCATAACCGCGGCAATGCGCCCGATGTCTCGAAGCTGTTCCACTGTGTAGCCTTCCTTTTTCAGTGTTTCGTAGTGTGCTTTGACACAGAAATGGCACTTGCCCACAATGCTGGCAGCAAGACTGTATGCTTCAAAACGAGCCTTGGTTGTGCCACCGTGACTTGCAATAGCATTCATACGAAGCTGTGCAGGTAGACCCTTGAGCTGCTCGTCATCGGCCATTTCAACATATGGATACCATGTGTTGTTTTGTGCCATGATTGAGCCTGCTGTGAGAGCAGCATCTGCTTCCACACGGTTGGTAATCTGGCTGTGAATCCAGGTCCACAGTTTGGTATTGCCTGATGCAAATGTAGCAGCCAAAGCACAGGCTTCAGCTTCCTCTGGGGGCAATGTACTGCGCTTGATCACAGCGTCTAAGTTCAACTTGGCATCCTTGGCATAGTCAGGAATACCTTCCTTGAGTTGATCTACCCATTGTGTCATTTTTGATATCCTTTTGATGATAATACAATTTTACAAATATGTTCTAGTCGTTCGATGTGTTCGAACGCACGCCATGGTGAGCTGTCAATGGCCACAACACCGTGTCCTTTGATACCTACGATATCGTAGGCAATGTTGCCGTGGTCGTCTAGTTCAAGATGATGATGGCACTGATCCGCAAGTTCCTGGCTTATTGGTGGAACATCACCTACATTGTAGGCTACCTTGGTATAGCGACTCAATTCAGGAAACTGTCTAGCAATAGAACCTAACTCGATTCCAGCATGCATTGCTGCAACACAGTAAGTGGGATGCAGGTGAACCACAACCCTGACATCATTGCTGTGCTGGCCCATGGCACGCTGTAGCCCAAAGTGCAATGGTAATTCTCCGCTGGGCTTTAGATTAGCACTGATGTCAGTGTAGTGTTCTTCTTGCCACAACAAGCCGTGTATGCTGATCTTCTTGAACTGATCAGGCTGTAGTGTCTGCTTACGCACACCCGACGGTGTGATGTAAAAGTGATCCCTGTCGTGATGACGGATGCTAACATTGCCATCACGACTGGTAATCCAGTTACGACGATACGCTTCTACTAGAGTTTCGCAAATAGTTTCTAACATTATCGTCCTTTGCAAGAGGGACAATGTTCCCTCTTGAGCCATTCAAAATAGTCACGAAAGTTCATTGTCCCACTCCTTGATTACTTCAATGTTTCGCCACCAACGGTGCGGTTGCAAGCACAGAGTTCACCAGTCTGCAGAGCGTCAAGCACACGCAGGGTTTCTTCTGGGCTACGACCAACGTTGAGGTTGTTGACAGTAACGTGTTGGATAACGTTGTCTGGGTCAACAATGAATGTGGCGCGAAGAGCAGCACCAGCAGGCTGGAAGAATACACCCAGCTGTTCAGCAAGGCCAAGTTCGCCGCGCTGTGTGTCAGCAAACTGAGTGTGAGTGATCTTCTGCAGATCTGGGTGAGCTTTTTGCCACGCCACTTTGCAGAACTCATTGTCTGTGCTACCGGTCAGTAGAACAGCATCGCGGTCAGCAAAATCGCCAGCCAGCTTGTCATACGCAACAATCTCAGTAGGACATACGAAAGTAAAGTCCTTGGGATAGAATACAATGACTTTCCATTTGCCAGCAAAGCTGTTTTCGTCGATGTCGAAAAAGGCATCTTCGGGTTGCCCTGGTTTTACGCCAGTGACGATAAAATGGTCAAGTTTGTTACCTACAGTTTTCATTGTTTTCTCCTATTAGTGTGAAATGAAAGTGATTCAGTGTCTAGCACTGTATGTGTATTGTAATAGTATATATCAATGAAATCAATGAAAAACCCCGGTTTTGTCAATGATTGTTTCAATGTCGAGCATAGGCAAAACCTATGCACAAAAGAAAAACCCCCGAGCAGTCCCTACAAGGCAACTGACAGGGGCCGTGTTATTTGGTCCGGGGTAGAGGAATCGAACCTCTATTAAGGGCTTAGAAGACCCCTGTATTATCCATTATACGAACCCCAGAAATTGTTTATCTAACTGCCTTGGCTCTGGCCATGATCACAGGCTCCATATCGCCTTTGACAATAACATTGGTCCATGAATCTGCCAAGCCTGATGCATGATCTACCACACGATTGTCAGGCTCGTGATAGGTACGAATACGTTCGGTGCCGGCTTGGAACCGCGGCGTGTCTTGATGAAAGTGCGCCATTACACGACTGCGGCATACACTGAGAGCTGCCGCACGATTATCTTCGCGGCTACGACTGTTGGTTCCGTTGGCAACAATTCCTGTGGGCTCGTGGATACAGCGGCAACAATTTTGGTGCTTGTTGCGATGCTGTCCTCCCTTGCCGGTACCAGAGAACCATTCAAAACGAAACTGATCTTCAGTGACTTTCATATCGATATTTATTTGGTAGGGCCGCCTGGGGTCGAACCAGGAACTGGTGAATTATGAGTTCACTGTTATACCTTTTAACTACAGCCCCTCAAAGCAACCTTTTCTGATTTGCTTTATTTGTTGTTCTCGTATTATACACAATTTTTCGGGAAATTGCGACCACTTAGCACGGTCCCTGTCCGTTTCATAACCTTTAACCTCGACGTATGTGTCCAGAGACTCTATATAAAAATCTGGGTGATACCATCTTTCGCCGTTCCAGACATACCTAAATGCCTTCGATGGTCTCTGTGGATTCAATCCTTCGGCTTTTGCCCAGGTATAAAAATCAACCTCCCATTGCCCTTGTAGTTTTATTCCATCTACTACTATTTGTTTGGTCCTGCCCCTATTAGAAGAACTATATGATTCAGGATTTTGTACTACCGCCCGTTTCATTGATTCCTGGTGCTTACGCCTAAACTCCGGATCACCCCAATGGTCTTTATTTTTCTTAATTGTCGATTGTCTTATTCTTTCTCTGCCAGCATCTGTTAATCCTTCGTGTATCCTATCTGGATTTTTTGGACATCTGCGTACATGGTTAGAATAACCAATTTTACTTGTAAACTCTTTTGAGCAATGTGGGCATATCATAAAGCACTGGACTCCAATGCTTTTATTTATCAAAGTCTAGTGCTTTTACTTACTCAACGTCAACTCTGTTGATACTTCAACAGATACATTGTGACTTCAGCACCGCTGACTTTGGCAAGATCCGTGGGGTACTTGTTTTGCTCCCAACTAGATCTCCTACCGACTCGTTTGACTTTGACCATTTTGGGATTGAACTTGGTAATCACACCCACATACATGGTATTGCTAGATGGGAAAACCACACAGTCGCCTACTGCCAGTGCTTGACCAAGAACGTCTCGATGTTCGGGAATAGTTTTAGTCATAGCGTGGTGGCAAGTCATATGCTGCCAAAATAACTTCACCGTAGGTGCCGCCACCTTGCTTGTGGACGTGCTTTACTTTGCTAGCACAATCCTTGATCAGCAATTCTGCAAACTTCTGCAACAGTTCACCCCCAACTTCAGGGTAGTGGCTTCCGCCTGCTTGTAATGCCAACTCATGGATTCGTGGGTGCATCTTCAACTCCAAAATGATCTAAAATACCACCCGGCCCATCATACGCTAATGTGGCACATTCTTGAATAATCAACTCTGCAAACTTCTCAATAAAGTTGCCGGGGATTTGATATGTATCATCATTGACAGACACTTCGAGATTTACATCGTTGTCCTCAGTTGCAGTTTCTTGGGCGGCCAGTTCAGCTAGCTCTGCAATACGTTCATTCATTGTGTTACCTCGCAGCCTTTATTGTAGTCCCAGCTGGTTCGTCCGCCAAGCTTTTTGAGCACATCGTATTTTTCCATCTCATCTTTGCAGCTTCTAGGCATACCCATCGAGCCAACTACTGCCATGCAGTCCCAACAACGATGGCCGTAGCCTGCGCCCTCGTCAAAGTGTGCAGTACCACCGCAGGGCAACCGAATGGGATCCATGTAAGATTTGTGTTCCATTATACCGCCATGTAAACAAGGCCGATATACGTCAAGGCATGCAGAAACTGATCCAAGCCCAGCAACCACCAAAACTGTTCGTGAGTAGTGGGCCCATATCCTAGCTTCTTATTGAGATTCATCTTGACCCAGTCAATGTGATAGTGCAACACATAGTCTGCAATGGCCAGCCACAGTGCTGCGTTGGGTGCATACCATGCAAAGCACATCCAAGTACCTAGCCCATGCAAGAACGCATGCAATACACCACCTGGGTGCCCGTAGGTGCCTTTGTTGCTCCATTGATATCGGTGTTGCAGTGGAAAGTCAACAATGAAGTGCTTGGTAAAAAGCAGTGTGATGAGAATCAGTGTAGTGTTCATTTCTTCAACAGGTTCCAGACCTTTTCGGGTTTTACAATGTCAATCAGTTGTTTGACTTCTTTGACGCGAACTTCAAACTCTACGATTTCCCAGTCTTGAATCTGATTACGATGGTACTCACTGTGGCTGTTCATGTGTTGTGTAATTACAGCACGAAGCTTGCCTAAGGTGTCGTAGACTTTGCCCGAACCATTCCAAGTTCCGTCGGCCTTGCGGAAGAATTCAGGAGCGGACTTCTTGCGGATTTTGTAGTAGGTTAGGGTAGTCATTTCACATCCAACAATTTAATACGATGGCACTTTTCACATTGGTAAGTGTAGCGCATACCATATCCGAGCGTGTCTTGTGCGTTTTTCACAAGTCGTAGTTTTTCCATAGCCTTCCAGCGATGCCAGCAACCGTGCCAGAGCAATTCCCAAAGTCTAATCATTTTGACCTCACACAACGATAGTTTTCAGACTTTAGTCCAAGTTGTCGTGCGGCATCTTCGCACATTTCCAGAGCAGACTTTCTGCCCATGCGCCCTCCTTCCAAGTGGAACTCGCCAAGTGGACGCCAGTCGTGATATGCTTTCATCTGGCCGCCTCGGCTGTCACTTGCGCCGACTACAGTCCAGATCATTAAGATATAAATGTATCCCATTATTTGCTCAACTTGTTAAACACATCCAGCTTGTCTAAGCATTTCAAGCAGATGGCGTTGTAACGTGGGCCCCCGGTGCTGGAAATGGCACTCCTGCAACTGGAGCACAAAATGAATGCCTGCGTGATAATGCTGCCTCGGCGTGGTGCATAGATTGGCGCCAGTGTGTAGCCAATAGGTTCGCGATCTTCAAGCGGTTCTGGCACCTCTACAAACAGCGTGGTTCCTTCAGCTGGCTGGTCTTGACGTAACCAACGCACCTCTCCATTCTCAACCCAGCCCACTGCTTTCATATCACACCTTTGTTAGTCGGTCCCACACCATGCCGTGCCAGGGCCGAAACCCAACAGTATCGCTCAACCAAGTTGTTTGCTTGACAATCTCTGCCCACTCGCCTTCGCTGTCTTGGTACACCACACGGCAACGTCCGTACATCTTTTGACACTCTAGAAAAACTGATTCAGCATCGTTGGTAACGCTCATACGCCCAATGTTAAGGTCTCGAATAAACACAATGGTTTCCATAGGGTTACCTTTGTATATTTCTTTCCTAACAAATACCCAAGAGCTTTTCATCGATTCTTCCTTTTCAACAGCCAGAACGTTACTTCTTCAGCTGGGATCACACACATTTCTCTGCTGTACTTGTTTACCGGCTTTGTGGTCTTGCTGGGCTCGGCTAAGATGATCTTAACATAACCGTGTCCGGTCGAATTAGGTTTGTTCGTTGATAACACTTTGTAGACGTTGGCATAGAACGCTACAAAGTCACCAACACGGATCGGACGGTCGATAATGTCGTGGACTTCGCTCACGCAAACTCCTTGGTGCTGAGTGTTTTCCACATCTGACGCTTCTGGTAGTAACGGGCCAGGCCTGGCCAGTCTGCGGCGTAGATACGAAACTCATAGCCGTGCGTCATAACGTGGCACTTGTGATCTTCATCCCAACGCATACCACCGCCACCGCCGGTGCCAGTGTGAGCACGTTGACGTCCAGTGCGGAAGGTACCTGCGGCAAACAAGTCGCCACCTAGGTAGAAACCATCCCACTCCTTGGGCCAAGCAACCATCCACTCAGCACGACCTTGCCAGCCAGGGTATCCACGCGGTGCATCGCTTCCGTCTGCCATCTTCTCACGGCCTCCCCAGTTGGTAACACCGCCAATTGGGCATGAGTGGCTGTTGCTGACCGAGTCGCTCCAACGCAGACTGAATTGAGTGAACCCTAGTAGTTTGGGAACAGGGCAAACAACACCCTTGTGAGTCTTTCCAACAATCTTCCAGTCGTGGGGATCACCCTTGGCAGCTTCTGCCCAGAACAGATCCTGGTTAGCAATAACCATGTCAGCCCACTGTTCAATGCTTTGCTCACATTCGTAGAGTTCGCCCCAAATACGATCTTTGAGACCTTCTTCAATCTCAAGTTGACGACGGGTGCGACGAATCCTTGCTAGCTTGCGCAGGTGGTTCTGATACTTCTTTTTGTCTTCGAAGATCTTACCATCTTCGTCACATTTCCAAACAGTAATAACACTCATTTTACACTTTCAAATTTTGCTTTTAGGCGCATGTACTCGCCGTACTCTCGGTCCTTCTTGGCTTGAGTTGCGGCCTTCTTTTTGGCACGTTCCTTCTTTTCCTGTGCTATGCGAGCATCGTATTCCTTGTCAGTTTCCTCACGACGCTCGTACATGTACAGCTCTTTGCCACCGTCGTAGCCGTAGCTTTGGATGTCAAAGTACACATCTCGACTGCCGTAGTACTCCCGGATTTCTTGCATACGCTCAATCACTTGCTCAGGGGTCTTTGAATCCAGGATGTCGTAGAAACTTTCAGAGCCTAGACTTTCGCATACAATTTTTCGCTTGGTCATTCTAACCCCAACAGTTCACGTTCTTCGTCGCTCAGCAGTTCGCGAACTTTGCGTTCTGCTTCCTTTTTAACCGCAACACGGCGTCGAGCTTCGGCTTGTTCTTGCTCAAGGTCTTCCAGTTTCCATTCCAGGTTTTCCAGAGCAGACTGGGTGTCGCTGGACCAAGAGTAAGACAGTTGGAAGTCAACGTCATACCGACTATTACGGTCGTTGACAACAAACAACCCATTGCGAACACTCAGGTCAAAAGAAGCCTGAGCAGAAACACGTTCCAGAGCGGCCATCAAACGGGCAGGATATGCTTCCTGCTCTTTGAGCATACGTTCCAGACGTTCTTGCTCGAGTCGGGCGTTTCGTTGTGCTACTGTTTCACGTGCCATGTTGGGCTCCTTATTTCTTACTATACCTATATTATAGCAAAAAACGGATTTTGGGTCAACCAAAAAAGTAGTACTACTAGAGTATTACTTTTTCTTCAAGCCCAACAGTACTTTTTCTTCGTCCGAAAGCTTGGCTAATGCACGTTTTCTAGCTTCGTCTCGAACACGTTTGGCTTCTGCGGCTTCGCGGGCTTTACGATCAGCTTCTTTGTGTGCGGCCCACCAAGTGCGAACTTCGTCATCTTGGAGCAGTAGAAAATCTTCCTTGCCCATGTCCTCAAGAGCTTGCAGTGCCCGGCAAGCAATGCGAGCCAGCATGTCGGTTTTTCTTTTCCACTCACGATCACTGTAGTCAGCGCGGTCATCATAACTCATGCAAGGCATAACCTACTCCTCGTCAACATAATCAGATTCTTCGTCGTCGTATTCGTCATCGCCGTCATCAGCGGTTTCGATTTCAACGTGCCCAAACACCAGCAGACCTTGGTCAGACGACACTTCAAAGGGTTGATCGAATTCTACAATAGCACCCAGTTCTTCGATACGAGCTGGGTCGTAGGTGTTGTCGCGGATGTCTTCCACACGGATACAACCAATGCTTCCAGAGTCCACAGAGTGGAAAGTGTTAAGGTTGCTACGGTAAACACCGTCGCCGTAGGCAGTGCCAAAGCTGGCAAAACGACGACCGTCCTTCAGTGTAAACTCGCCCTCGGCGCCGCTAGGGAAGCCTCGGACGTCGGGCGGGAAGAACAAGTCAACGCATTCGTCCCAGGCATCGTGCATGACATAGCACAGATCACCAATATAGTAGCGGCCAGCGGGCATGGTCATGGTGTTTCTCCTTAGTAAACAGCAACGTCGATTTGAACAGGCATGCCTTCCCAGGTTCCAGCCTGACCAACAGTGCTAGACAGAACGCCGCCGCAGGAGCGAGTGTATTCCAGAGAATCCAGAGCCTTTTGAACAGCGGCGTTGAAGGTCATAAAATCGCCTACACCACGCCGGATTTCACGAGCAGTGGTATAGATGCTGATGTTGCCAGAAATCACACGAAACTTTTGGGTGGGCTTGAAACGCTTGATATCCATTTGTGGCTCCTTTGTGTCTTACTATGCTTATATTATAGCAAAACGGGAATATTCGGTCAACCAAAAGTTGTAGTACTAAAAAGTACTACTTTTTACTGAAGGTCGCCCTTGAGTGTGTGCCACATTTTGGGATCACAGCCCAGGTAAATGCGGTACTGGTTGTAGTTGCGCCAGCGGCTGAGTTTGTTGACTTGTGTTTCGATGAAACGGAACATCGAGTCGCGGAACCAGAACGGATTGATGATTGCTAGAATCAGCGCCACAGTCACGGGCACAATCAGCACAGCAACCGTGAACCAATGGAACGCCATGGCACGATAGTAGTTGCCTTCACCAGGTTTGAGCTGAATTTCTTTGGTTTTCATGGTTGCCTTTCGTCAATGCTTGATTGTAGCAGGTTATGCATTAGCAGTCAACACCGCGCACGTCGGTGTTGAGGTTGGGCTTCATTTCGCGGATCAGGTTGCGTTCCAGGTTGTGTGCCTCAGTCTTGCCGCGCACCACAGCCAGAACACGCACGGTGAAAGCAGACACGCCACGCTCGCGCATGGTTTCGTACAGCATCCACGACTTGTCTTCAGAGCGCATACGATAGAAGTGTTTGCGGCAACGGGTCATCACCGACTTCTTGACAGTGCTCTCAGTCTTGGCAGTAACACCGATGTAGAAGTCCGAGCCCGACTCAATCATGTAAATGATGTGAGTACGATCGGTGCGCTTTTTACGGGTTACGTTTTGCTTCATCATGTGTATATTATAGCAAAACGGCTAATTTCAGTCAACCAAAAGGTAGTACTAGAAAAGTACTACCTTTGGTGTAATACTAGAGTATTACTTTACAGGTCCTGCATAATCGGCACGTACATACCAATCGGGCACATAATCTTTGTTATTATGTTCTAGATTATAATCAATAGCACGTTTCCGAGCTTCTGCTTCATTATCATAATACTCAGTATCCCAATGTTTCTGTCCCCAACCACGCTCATATTCAGTGAATACAACTTTAAACAGAGCTTTATCTAAAGTGACTTTTGCCATTTTGGGCTCCTTTCTCGGGGGTTATTGGGATGGTGTACTTACAGTATACGATAATGCGAATATTGGGTCAACCGTTTTTTCACGGTAAGTATTCGTATGAATTTTGACCCACACACAGGCCTGCCCATTCACCAAGGTGGTATCTGGAACTCAGGTTGTTTAAGCAAAGAGGCTGTTACACAAAATTTTCTGTTTGGCTGGCTTGCTGAGCATGGTTGGACACAAGATCCTGCCAATTACAAGACTTGGCGTCGCGGAGAAAACACTGTGGTCGTTTGCTTGGTAGATGACATTCGCAGTTGCAGCGAGGACAAGCATACAGATTTGCCTTACTTGTTTGACCGCAACACTGTGGTGATTACCGACGGCTATATCGGGTGCCCGACTCAATACCGGGTATGGCAGTTACCTCCCAGCTTCTTTGGCATTTACGCCAACAGCAACCTGCCACAGGCCTGGCAACCTGACCTACACTACACATTCAGTGTCAATAGGATTGATACACGCAGACTCAAACTCATGCTGGAAATGGCCAAGCGAGTACACTTACACAAGGGCTACGTAAATTTCAACTGCCAATACGATTTCCACGGAGATGTTTTTCAAGGCAACGATCGTGTGCCCGAATACTTCGAACAGCATTGGAACTATCTCAGCGACGAAGACAAGGCCAACTGGCGTGCCAGTTATGAACTGCTAAAGCCGCAGGTACCTGTAAAGAACTACACTGTATCGCACGAAGAAATCTACAATCGCAGCTATGTCAACATCGAATGTGAAACCTACAGCGGAGATAACTCGGCTGCGTTTAGTGAAAAGATTTTTAGGTTGCTGACCACACCTGCGCCCTGGACTTGCTATGCTGGCCGCTATGGCATTGCCTACTTAGAGAGCTTGGGCTTTGATTGTGTCAGCGACCTAGTGGATCACAACCACTATGATCGTCTCAAAGAAGTAGAAAGCAAAGTGGGTATCTTTGTTTGGAAGAGTCTACAGGTAGTTAAAGAAATGCGTACTGCTGACTTTGCTACAGTGGCGCAGAGATATCAGCAGGCTGCTACCTACAACAGAGAGCTGCTGAAACTATACAGTCAACGCTGGGATCAAGAGTTTGAGCAGTGGCAGCAAGTGTATCTTGCTCAGCTGGCGTAACGTTGCCAGTCAATGTAGTTTCTTGCCCAGTCCACCGAAAACTCAAAGTCTGTGGGCTGCTGGGCAAGATAGCGTTGCACCATTGCCACACGTTGATCAACGGAATGCAAATGATGGGCTGTGGTACTGTCGCCAACTTCTAGCCAATCAATGGCATAATCCGCAGCAGGTCGAATCATAACATGTGCGTCCTTTCTGAAGCCTGTGGCTCGCAACAAATCTCGATTGTTGCGTATAGGAGTCCAATCATCAAAGTCGTTGGCATGTGATACTGGCACCGTACACACCACACTGACCTCTCCAGGGTCAATCAATAGATTCAGTGCCATTAGCCTTGTGTCGCCACAGTCTACTAGAAATTTACCTTGTTCTCGATGCACTAATATTGGCTTGCGTATAGGCTCGACGCCTAGTCGTTGGTAGATCCAGTTAACCCACAATAATCTAGCAGCTTCGTCTTGCTGTGCAGCACTCCAACTGCTGAGATTCTTTCCGTGCTTCCTCAAACAATCGTTTACTGTGTCTACACTTTGTTTCAGCGTACACACTGGATGCAGATCCTCTGCTGGCCAGGCAGCATTGTAAAACATCAAGTACCGATCGCCCAGGGCTTGCTCAATAGTAAGTTCCATGCATTATTTACAGTGTAAATAGAGCACAATGAATTTTGGCATTTTCTTTAATCAAGCCCTGGGTCCGCTGGGTTTCGACGTTCATCCCAATAGATATCATGCTTATCACGGAAGCTACGATCATCAACAAGGCTGGACGTTGCAGTTGTCTATGCCAGAGTTTACAGATAAAACATTGGTTGTGGTCCACCTACCAGATTTTGTGACCATCCGGGATGGTCGGGTACTGGAGCTAGAAAAAGTTGAGAACTTTTACAAACAGCATTGCGATCGTGTATTGGTCACACACTGGACTTCAGACCTTGATCGAGTTTATTCTGGGCCATTGAATCTAATCAAGTTCAGCAATCACAACTACGACATGGCCAACGCACTGGCTAACACCTATGATCAATGGCAACACATACACCATGCGCCAAAAACTCGAGCGTGGCAATGTCTCAACGGGCGCATATGTCCACATCGTCGCGGTGTTGCTTATAGGATGAAAGAGCTCAGCAATGGTTGGTTAAGCTTGGGCACATCCATTGCTTTGCCCGAACACGATTACAGTCGATACTTTGGTTGCGAAAACTTGCCAAACTTTTTGTCGTTGCTGTACGTATACGGATCAGCACCTGTGAACATTGTTACAGAAACTGAATACGAGCCGCCAGTGGGAATCATAACTGAAAAAACTCAAATGGCTATTGCAGCACAGCAAATACCTATTGTAATAGGACACCGTGGCATAGTAGATCAGTGTCGACGCATGGGATTTGATATGTTCGACGATGTAGTGGACAACAGTTATGATGACTTACCCAATGATGTGCGCTGGTCCGCGGCATTGGATTGTAACTGGCATCTGTTCCAACAACCATTGGATCTTGCACCTTATCGTCAACGATTAGAACGAAATATGATTAGGTTGTTGTGGCAACTACCTGCTAGCATGGAAACTGCTTTTGTTGCACAAGCCAGGGCGTTGGCAGACAGATTACTAC